AAGATAAGTTTACTATCTTCTTGCTGATACTGTGGTGTGCTGTAATGCATTCTTTTTACACTACCCGCTTCCAACCATGATTTTTTATTATCAACAGTTCTGTTTAATTGGAAACCGACCAATCTAAAATCATTCATATATGCCTGACCACTATCGGTATCACCTGAAATTTGGAAATAAAATTTTGGTGATTGTAATGGTGCATTAGGGTATCCGTAATCATCGAAAGGTAATGAATTTTTTACCAATTCACCCCTTGTGGTATATATTGCTGATGGTAAATCACCCAAATTAATGGGAACATTACGTGGGTCAATTTTACCATCCACTGTGTATATGTATTCCGTAATATTAATAAATGGTTCTGGAATACCTATCAAAAGAAACATTGATTTAATTGCATCACGAGTGCCCTTTGATTTCCAATAAAAATTAGTATTAATTAAAATTCTTCTCCACAATTCAATATCAACTTCTGAAGGTAATAACCTATTAGATTCGTTTGCTTCTTGAAGTGTAAGTATTGAATCAACAAATTGTGCTTCGTTAACCAATGTAAATACATCCCAACCAAAGGTACGAGCTAAATTCTTTACTATTTGATCTGGTAAGTTATTTTTCTTATCATATGTTGTTGTATTAACATAAACTAAACCATCAATAAATTGTCGTAAATCATCAAATTCACGACCATATATTCTCAATAATTTAGTCATTTTACCTTCTTCTGTTAAGTCATATACTTTAAGAGAAGCAGGTGTTAAAAATCTCGCAATAAGATCAGTTTTAACACTATCATAACTATCACCAATGCCATATAATGTATTTTGAAATGCATTGTATGTTGGTGTATTAAAATCAACATTATACCCATCACTTGTAGACCAAATTAATACGGTGTCGTTATATATAATACCGCCATCTTCAAGTAGTGTTGGTTTTTTAAACATGATTTGAAACCCTTCAGTTCCAATTCTTTCAGCCACAAAATATTGTTCGAAATTAGTAAGTAATGTTCTAAATTCTTCGAAAACTTGAGGGTTTGGTTTTAGATGAATATTTATTTTTCCTGCGGTTATACCACTCATAAAATCAAATGCATTACCAGTAGCTATGATTCTAAGAATATTATTTCCAGCACTATTACCAGTAAAACCTATAATTTTATGAGTATTATCTGTTGGATTTTTAGTTGACCAGACAACATATTTATCAAAACTTAAATTAAGATTTTTTAATTCGATATCATCTGGTTTTGCTTTGTTTCCCTGATTATAAACTAACCCAAAATTATTATCAATATATTGCGCTGGTATTTCAAAATAACAAGTATCAGTTATTTCATCATAACTATAATTAAAATAAGTATAATTACCACCAACAACGCTTTGTGGATTAACGAATAAACTCGCAGGATATGCTATTATTATATTTTGTAATGAAACTCTAAATAATTCATGTGTTGAACCAAATCTAACGTATGTTCTAAGATCACTTTTATTTAAATTTAGAACAGCATTTACTGTTGCATCATAAATTTGAAGTGATTGACCCTGTGTTATTGATAAAGTTTCTAATGTAATTGGTCTTACGAAACTACTTAATTCATTTTTATAATCAATAGGTATCCTACCTGAAAAATTTGATTGTAGTCCAAATGATCCAAAGGTAAATATAGTATCAGTTCCTCTGAAACTTGTTCCATTATTTAAATTTTGATCAAGATTCGCACCGTTACCAACTACTTTTATTATTGCCACAAATATATGATATTAATATTTAAAATTTATTTAAACTGTTCCAACAGAACCTGTAATTTCATCAAAATTTTGAGTTTCGTCAATATTACTGCGTTCTTCTTTCACTTCATAAAGAGGTACGTTAGTTACACTATCTTTTAACTCATAAAGATTGAATTGTTTCAATATTTGATTATCCTGATCGTAATATGTTAAGATACCATTGCTCACATCTTTTATTTGGTTACCAGCAATGATGCTCATAACAGTATTAATAGTATTTTCAACCATTTCAATTTCTATTGTTAATGGACTAAAAAATGTATTTGAAATCAATATTTTTGTCCCCGGTGTACCAATATAAGGACTCACGTTTGGTTTAACATCACTTGCACTACTTGGGGTTAATTGTAAGAATAACAAACTACCAGTATCATCAAATGTGTATCGTTGCGCTCTTTGTGAAGTATTACCAACATTAACCGATATGGGAACAGCTTTATTTGCTGTTACAACATAACGTACAACATTTCTTAATTTAGTTCCATCAGTATTAATATATTCAATTCTATATCCTTGTAATGCGTTATTGGCTCTTAACCCTTCTGGTAATAAGTTTGAATTTATTAATATTCCCTTTGTGGTAGGTAATGCAGCTAAAACACCGCAATCAACAATAGTAGCATTAACTGTTGTTGGTTTTATATACAATGTGTATATGCCCACAGCGTTAAATATTGTTGCGGGTAAGGTAAGATTATACAACCCTTCCAATATATTTTCTTCGCCACTTACTTGTTGATCAGTGGGTAATGTAAGGGTGGTCAACACATCGGAAGCGGTAAGGCTATACATTGTGTTTGATTCAATTTCTCTTGATGCTGTATAATTATAAAAAATACTAATATCATTTACACTAACATCTGATGGTCTAACTGACCCATATACTCCTATTGACATATCTTTATGCGTTATTTACTATATTGAAATAAGCACCACCCGCATATGTTTCAAGTTGTGCTAAATTTCTTATAAACTCCAAATTATAATTTCTTTCGAAAACTGAAAATTCTTGTCTGACTATAAATACATCACTACCGATAATAGGTTTGCCTGTCATGTTTTCTTTATTCTCATCTTTCAATATTGGTCTATTCACGAAGTTTGCTGATGAAAACGCTTGTCCGATAAGCTGAAAAACCGTAGTTCCCGTAGTGCCCGACAATTGTAAATATGTAATTCCACCAACATAATAATAGACATTATAATTAGTAAAACCAGTAACATTAGTTTGACCAACCAACCCACTTCGAGCTAAATCCAATCCATCAATTAAATAATTATTTGATAAAAAATATTGATTAATAACGTATGGCGTTACTGCATATTTTTTTATTTGATTTAACATACTTGTAGTAGTTCCTGTAACAATATAAGGAACGGTACTTATTGTTGTTCCAGTAATTCCACTATAATCGTATGTGTTGAAAAATCCTAAATCATGTGAATCCGATGTTAAACAAAATTTTATGTTATAAGTAACACCAGTATCTGGAATAATAACGGCACAATTAGTACAACCAGTAGTTGTTCCTGTGGTTACTGCTTGTTGTATGATTTTTTTTAAATATTCCATTAACTTGTTAAATCAACTTTTTTTCTTAAATAAACTTTAATATCTTTTTCAGGATATTTTATCTCAAACATCGAATCTTCAGTAGAATAAATCGTGTTATTAATAATTTTTATCTGACCAGTTGTGGTATTTGCGAATTCTTGTGGTATTACATTCATTGAATATTGACCACCCACTTTATTATAAACAGTTATACTGATGATATTTATAACGCCATTCGCCAGTAAAATTTCTCTCTGAAGATCACCAAGAAATACATCTTCATTCATTTGATAATTATTTATGTTGAAATAATCACGAACCAACGTGATAACGTTGCTTGCTATTTGACTATCAGTTCCGTTTTCAACATAAAGGTCAATATCGAAAGCTAAATCGTATATTTCCCCATCCCTGATTTCAACATAATCATTAATCATTCTATATCCTAAAAGATATTCAGCAATATTTTCTTTTAATAGTGTTGTACTTGTATTTGATAAAGAACCATCACTATTTATTCCAAGAATTGATATTACCACTTTATTATTTTCTTTCATGGCATTGGCACGGAATGGTGATCCGAACTTACCGGGCATCTTATACACTTGCGTTAAATAATCCGTTAATGTAACATCTCTACCCTGACTTGAAAAATTATATTTAATTAAAAATCTTATTTGTTCAGTTGATAATCCATCATTACCGCCAACAGCAGGAATTGGATTTGCAACCGTTAAACTTCTTTTTACTAAATTATTTACATTTTGTAATGAACCCTGTACCGTCATTTGAAAATTACCCATTGCGGTTAAAACATTAGTACCAAGATTACTACTTGAACCACCACCCACTCTGTATCTTATGAATAGGGTATGGTCACGTTTCAACATTTCACCCAATGAAGTATTAGTTAAATAATTCATCAAAAATTGCTGATTACTTACACCTTCTTTAATAAATCCATTTTTAAATGCATCTTGATCTGGATTTCCACCACCAAAAGTTAATACACAAAATCCGTTTGTATCAAATTCTTTTAGAAATTTTCTCGTTACATCAAACCATCGACCAGCTTTTAACCCTTCGGAAGTTGAGGTTGCGGTATTTAATGAACTGCTATTATTTTCCAAAAATACTTTTTGTTGTGCTAAATAATCCACTTCATAATATTTTAAAGGAGCATTAGCAAAAGCGTATACACTTGGATTGGTTGAATAATTCACACCTTCTAATAATATCACATCTTCAATTTCAATAACGTTTATATCGGGTAATGTGATTTCAAGAAAGGGAGTTACGTCACCCACTGTAATTATTTTTTTAAAAATATTGGTACTACCATTAATAACAACCTCTCTCTTTGTAACATTATAACTTTGAATTACACCATTAGAATCAAGATTAGGTATGATTGCTCTATTTGGATCGCCCAAATTACTTATTGGAGACCTCCAATCTATCACATCTTGTGTTTCGAAAACTTTCCCACCACCCGTCACTTGTGCGCCAGCAGATAAAACTGGATAGTACGATGAATCTGGATTGTCACCATTAACGGGAACTGTCACAGTAAAATCTATTACAGTAACCGAAGGACGTAAATTAGGAATGTTAAATCCTAAATTTTTTGCGATGTTTAATATTGATGCTCTTTGTTGTGCATATTCCAATTGTGTTTCTTGAAATGCTCTGTCGGTATTGATAGATAAATTATTACCAACACCAGCATTCAAATCAATCATCATTGAACCAACGCTTGAATCCGTAAAATCACTAAGTACTTCAGGATAATATTGTCTGATCAAAGAGATCAAATCTGCTCTTATTTGGGTAAATGTTCTATTACCGTATGATACTGGATTGTTTACTGCCATTATTTTATATTTTTAAAAATTTAACTCTAATTCACCACTTTGTGAAAAAGCATCTTCTTCAAAAGTGAAATTTATTTTTACATTAACTTGATTTTCTCCAATTGGAAATCCTTCACTATCAAGACCCGTCTGATTAAATTCGATATTATCTATCGTTAATGATGGGATATAATTTTTAACTGTTTCTTTTATTTCCCTTTCAATATCACCTATGGTAATATTATCTTTTGGTTCGAAAATAAATTTAATTAAATTAGTTCCATAATCAGGTTCATAATATCTTTCACCTTTCGATGTTAAAAGAAGCAATAGTAAGTCTGATGTATACGCTTCTTTGGTAACAGAATTCATTAAAAAATATCTGTTAGTGTTAACATCATCTTCCAATGGAAATTTAATATTATAGGATGCCATTAATATATTTTTATATAAATACTTAAAAAAAAAATCCGTCAGTAAGACGGATTTTAATATTTATAATATATGAAAAAATTTATTCACCCACGTACTGTGGCTTTTTTTCACCCTTTTGTTTCTTGACCTTTTTGGCTGCTTTAGCAGCATCTTCTTCCTCTTTGATCTTATCAAAGATGCTCTTAACACTTTCTTTAAACCTGATCATGAATGAATCCCCGTATTTGGTCAATAGACCGCTATGGGTACAAAAATCGGGTGCTTTTAGGGTAATCTTTCCAGATTCCACATTAACTTCAACACCAGCCAACGCTTCATCAAACACAACCCGTTTCATATCATCGGGAAGTTGTTCAAAAGCTTTTGAATTAATAACGATTGCGACCATAAGACCATCCGTAAGGGTTTCAACGAGATCGTTAAGCTTTTGAATCTTACTCATTTCTTTTGCCTTGTCATTCTCCAACACTTTAATTTCAACCCAATGAGGAATACTGGTATTTCCAAGAACTTCCTCAAAGATTTTCATCACTTCTTCATCTGCATTTACAAATTTTGCCATAAATAATTAATTTTAATTGTTAATAATAGAACTATATTTAGATTTAATTCTCTCAATTTCAGCAAATATGCTGAGATGTTCGGGTTTTGCTTTATCAAATGCTTCATCCAATGTTTTTACGAAATCAAACATATCTCCTATTGTGAGCATTACTGCATGATCAATGTCTTTCAATGTAGCAACCTGTTGCATCACTAATTCCTGCTCCCTCAATGCTTGCATTTTTAATTCATACTCAGTATTTGCTTTTTTAGCTTCTTCTTCTGTAACGGTTTTAACACCAGAATCCTCAACCTTTTTATTGAGTGATCTTGCAGCTTCTCCCACTGTCACAGTATCGGCAAGTTTATCAATTTCAGTAATTTTTTTAGCAGCTTCTGAATTGAATTCACCAACTTCAACTGCTTTCTTTAAGTTTTCTAAAAAATCTGACATATTATTAGTATTAATTTTAATTATTTCCCATTTGTTGCATTTCTATTCCGTAGAATTTAAGAACTTCATAATGATCATCAACATCTACATGTTTTTTAAATTCATCAACCCTAAACACCACCAATTCCCCATACTTTTCTCTCACCCAAATTTCATCAAAGGTAATAATTTGTTTGAATATTACACTATCTTTTGGAACTGAATTTAATTTATATTTTTTTGGTATGTAGAATTCAAAATATCTATGGGTATCATCAAGTCTTTTAACATGCAGAAAATCTGTTAATTGTTCTATTTTATTAGTCACATTTTCTTCCGATCTATTGATCATGATTGGAAATTTCTTCACTTTGGATTTTTCATATGTGTTCATACCAACATACTCATCATTTCCAGTTTCTTTCAATTCTTTATCAAATGTTTTAACTATACCTTCTTCAATGGGAGTGTTATTAAACATATAAACAATGGGAAGATTATCATCTTTTAATCGTCTTTCTTCCATTTCCAATTGCATTACTTCACCAAGCGTTTTACCTGCGTGTTTATGCTTTTCATCAAAAAATCCCATATGTTCATATCTGCGACCCCACTTATCTTTTTGTCCATAACTCATGCTATGCTTATCTGCTGTGGTAGCATATTTTAATGGGGTAGCTGTTCTAATGAATTTATCTGCTTTTTTTAATACTTCATAATAGTCCTGTACAAATTTTTCATCACGCTGACCCTGCATTAATCTATTAATAAATGGATTGCGATGCATGATGAAATTAGTTATCTTATCACCACTACCATCGAGATCAGCAGGATCAGCTTTTAATATATTTATTTCAGTATTGTAAAGCGCAATAGAGATATTAATCATTATTGCATGATACTGCAAATATAACCAAAGAAGAACTTTTCTGAAAATATTTTTCATATTAAGCAATAACCAATGTTTTAGCAACTACTGCTTTATAAAACTCAGCACGATTTTGTGTGACTGTTGCTAAATTATATTTATCTTTGAAGTCTTCATATAGTTGCTCACCAAGTTGTTTTCTCAAATCAGCATCTAATATAAGTTTCTTCAAATACTTCTGCCAGTACTTATGTGCATTCTTTTCGTTCGGAATTAGTATGCAATTCTCCATATGCTTACCATCTACATTATATGGTGGTATATCAGAACATACAATGGGAAGTTTCCTACTCCAACATTCTACCTGTTTAAGATTCGATTTCATCCTATTGAATGTATGATCAGCCAGTGGCGCAATTACAATATCCGTTTCATCCAAAACTTCAGCATATATATTTGCTTTTTGTGTCCATCTACGAGCATAATTTCCTTCATTAGGATACTTAATGTTTCTTTCATAGTTTTTCAACCAAGTAAGATAATCAGCATTCGTTATTAATTTATGATTATCAGTTAAAATCTTTTCATAAAAAAGATATACCGATTCTTCAGAATTGATTGATCTTTGATTGGTTGAAAATACGTTATCTTTAAATTTCTTTTTAATATCAGGTGGTAATTTTGGTATTAAATCAACATTACCTCTGGTCTTATTAATGAATTTAATCATCTCACGTGTCCACAGTCCTCTTTTTTGAAGTTCTTTTGAAAATTCTTCATTGAATTTTACTTCAGTTGTTGTTCCTTCAGTATCCCATCCAGATAATGTTACTTTAAATTTATCACGAGTATTAATATCGCTACGTAAGAAATTGAACACACCTTCTAATTGTTCAACGTCACCCATGTGAGAACTACCTGCCATATATGTGATACGAACTAATCCATTAGGATCGGCTGTTCTATTATCTTGGAACTGTTTCATCCAAGTAGGATCGATAGAGTTGTATAACGCTATAACATTATCCTTACCTGTTATTTTCCTAATTTCTTCGGCAAATAACTCAGTGGTGGTAGTTACATAATCAGCAATTTTTATATTGTCAATTATTTCTAAATGAAGTTTCTGTTCAACAGAAAGATCATAATATGGATGCTTTCTATTTAAGAACCAATAGTCGTCAATATCCATAACCAATATAGTACCACTATTGGTTAGTTCGTTTTTTATCTTCATCATTGTTGGCACATCAGGTGCTAATTGACGATGAAAATGAATTATATGATATGATTTCAAATAATCAACAATTCCTTTATCATTAAAATTAAGGTCTGGATTAATATCTACATGAAATTGATCAGAATGATTTCTTTCAAGTTCCATAGCGGGAGTTAATGTACGGAAATAATTTACACCTGCGCCATCTCTGTTATTAAAGAGAATTTTTATTTTATCTTCCATTGTGGTTTTATAATTTACTGTAATTTATTATAATTATTTATAAATACACAAATTTACAACAAAAAACCGTTTATGCAACGGTTTTTTTATAAATTAGTAAAAATAATTAATTATTCGGGTGACTGAGTTGTGGTAGTGTGTGTTTGCTTTTTACTTTTCTTTTCCCCACCATCATTTTTTGCTACGACTTCTTGAACAGGAGCAGGTTCAACCACTGCAGATTGTTTAATTTCTGGTTTGGGTAATGTTTGTTTTGCTTTTTTTTGCATAAGAAGTTCTTTCTCGCCAATTTCAACAACTGTAACAAAATTTTTCATTCTTAATTTATGCACTCCAACGGGTAGTGAAGGGGTAGTAAGAAAAAATTCTTCATTAGGTCTTATTACATGTGTTATTTTTTCAAATCCAGTAATGTATTCGATCTCAAGTGGCATGTTGTTATTTGGATGCCTTTTTCCTAATGAACCAGTTATGTTTGTAATTTTGAAATTTGCCATATTTTTATTTATTTTAATCCTTGTACTAATGATTTCCCATATTTTATACCATCAAAATTTAAACTTTTTGCTTTTTCAGCTACGGCTCTGTTTATTAATGTTTGATAAGGGATATTATGTTTTTTTTCTATTTCTTTAAAGTTGACATGTGGAAACCATACATTACACAATACTTCAACAGGACTTACATTATTTCTGAAATTTAAATCTAAATTATGTGTTTCCAACAAATTTTCAAATTCAATATCATATTTTTGATATCCCTCTTTTGGTTCTAAAAGAAAGAAATTACCAATTTTTGATTTTTCATTAATTTCACCCTGTCTATATGCAGTTAATTTTTGTTTATTTCCTTTATTCATATCCTGCAGTAAAAATCTATCATCACTGCTTGGCGGTGTATCATGTTCTAATTTATTTAAGAACTCACTACCGTCACTATTAGGATCATTTTCAGCATTTAATTGATCCTGTGCAACCACTTCTTCCATTTTAATTTGCTGCTGATATTCATATATATCCTGCATTTTATTCAACAATCTTGCAGCATCTTTCTTATCTAAATTAATCCTAACAAGTTTGATGGGTTCTTCTTTTGACATGGATTTAACCCAACGATGATGTCCATCGAGAATATCAAGATTTTTACTTGTCCAAATAGGATCAGCATCATTTCCTTCCATTTCTGAAATATGATCACCAAACACAAGTCCTTGTGATGATTTTAATAAATGAGGATTTAAAGTAAGTATATCATAACTTACACCTTCTTCATCCAATGTTTCAAGTATAGAATCAAAAGGCGCACTCATT